CTGGAAATGCTTCCAACACCCCCCGACACATATGGCTGTTATCACCGATGATACCAACAAAGTTATGCCGTTCGCTCTTAACGCTCTGATTTGTTTCATTCTTCTACCTCCGCTTGTTTGCATTGTTCACAACGTTCAGGTAAGCCGTCTTGCTCCCGTAGTGTTATTGCGCCGCTAAATAAAGTACAACCCGCAAAATCGCCTGTATCATATCTGCTGTATTCACAAGCCTTACAGTACTCGCGGTATTCACAAGTCTTGCAATACTTAACGTTTGGCACTTCGATTTCAACTCTTATCTTCGGCATCATTCATACTCCTTTAACAGTTCGTCGATTTCCTCGCCTAACGCTCTTAAACCGATTTTATAATCAATTCCATTGTCTTTGATTTTATTCCATAACTTTTCCGACTTCTTCCTGTTCGCCGTTCCGTTGAAGATGTGATGCCGTTCTATCCACTCCGTTCTTCCGCAAATGTAACACCTATCTTCGCTATCGCCTTTAATGATTGACTTCATACGCTTTTATCCATTGCAAACTCTATGTACTCCGCTGTGTTGTCTAACCTTACCTTGTAACTATCGCCGCGCAATGACGGGTAGAGTTCCATAACCTTTCTTCTCGCTCGTTCGACGGTTTCCATACTCGGTAATTCTTCCGCTTTGACTAAATTCGCCAACTCGTTGAACGGTATGCTAACCGAATATCCGTACTTGTTCAGAACAAACCCGTAAAGGACAAAATCGCAATCTCTTGCTCTCGGTTTCTGTTCAAGTATCTCTTTAACAATCTCCGCTGTATTCCGTATCTTCATTGTTTTCCCCCAATATTTCCATAAGTTTAGCAAGGTGCTGTTCCTTGCGTTTATTCGGGCATTCGATTACAAGCCTAATATCGCCCTTTGTAAGCCTGTTATTTATTTCGTCGATTACTTTCTTGCGCCCTTGCTTAATTCCGTCGTAATAGCCTTTTGCGGGCTTCTGTTCGCCTAACGCCTGTTTGCCTTGTCCTTGACTTCCCGTTGTATGGTTATAAAGTTGATAGCCGAGTTCGTGGCACTTCCTTATCCATTCTTGCTCCATATTGTTGAGTTCGCTTTCAGGGCAATAAAATACCTTTTCGCACTTCCATTTGTCGTCCTTGGCGAACGGTGCGCCGATGCCGTGTTTACGCAAAGAAAAATCAATATGTTGCTTATAACCCATAGGATGTTCCGCAAGCCTTGTAAGGACTTTCTTTGCTTGTCCCACATAAGCAAACTTAAAACCGTTGTCGTCGTAGCGCGTGAGTATGTATATCCCGCTCTCGTCCTTAATCGAATAATACTGCAACCACTGTTCTTTGTTTTTCTTCAATATTGCATATCGTTGCTTATTGTTCATTTCCCGTTCTCCCATAAAGATTTCATTTCCGCAAGTTCTTCTGGCGTTCTCGTGTCTATGCCAAGCCCTTGTGCTTCCGATACGATACCATCGATGAAAATTGCCATCTCTCTTGTGTCGTACTCTGACGAGCCTTTGAACACTCTGTAATGCGTAAACTCCACACCGTTGACCTTTCCGTACCCAGCGACTTCCGAATACTTAACAAACCCGCTTATGTCGATGCCCGTCTTAACGCTTATGAGTTCGCCTTGTCCGTACTTTTTCAGCATCTCGAAATAGATTTCGTCCTTGCTCGCCCGCAGTTCGTCCGCAATCGCAGTGATTAAAACCCACGCATACGCATTTGCATCAAGGCTTCGCTTTTCTCGGTGCTGTTTCACCGTGATGTCAAAGTCCTTGTCTGAAAGGTTGGTTAAGGCTTCAAGTTTCGCCCGTGGAGCGGTGAATGTTACTTCGACTGTTTCCCCAAAAGTGACTTTGGGCTTTTTGCTCGTAAACTCTATCATTCTTCCCAGCCACATTCGGGGCAATATCTTCCGACAACTTCGTTTACTTGATAAGCAGGTCTTCCGTCAAGATACCCCGTTTCGGTTTCAACCTTGTTTTCAAGTTCTTCCCCACAATCAGGACAACGCCCGTCGTCGATAAGGTCTTGTTGAACATCTTTCAACTTGTCGAACGCCCAGCCTTGCAACGTGTACCATACGTCTTCCGCCTTGTGGTCTTTCAGTTCTTCGATGATGTCTTTCAAGTCGTTAGCCGCATCAATTCGGTCGTCATAATTCTCGCTGATTGCTAAATCTAACATATCCAATAATGTCTTCATTTTCAACTCCTTTGTCGTTTTCGGGCAACGCTATGCCAAAAACTACTGTTCCGATTTTTCGCGCGAAATAGTCCGCGTCGCTTAACTTTCTAAATTTGCAACATACATTGCCGCAATATACCGTGTACATCAGTCTTTTCCTCTATAATATACGTAGTTGTAGTACGCTCTGCGCGTTTTTGTTTCTTCCTTTTCCTTGCGCTTGTACTCGGCTTTCCACGCTTTGTAAACTTCGCAGGTGTCGTGGCACGCTTCCGTTCTGTTCGGACACTTGTAGCAACTATTTTCAGTCTTCATCTTCGATACTCCTGTACTTCTGCGGTCTGCCCATTTTCTTCATAAGCCCGTTTGTTTTGCGGTTTACAACTTCGTCCACCGTGGGTATTCTTCCGAGGCGTTTGCACATTTCATATATCCACGTCCTCGACACTCCCGTGATTTCTGCCAATTCCATTACTGTCATTCTTCTTCACCTCTTATTGTTACTCTTATTTGCGATTTGACTTTTGTCAATTTTTGGCACTCGCTATATACCATAGGATAATTTTCTTTGAGTTTCTTGCTGTCAACACTCAATCTGTCTGTCGGGGGAATATAAGTTACAAGCACTTTCCCGTTGTCCCAACTCTTTATGCCTTGCGCCTCAAACAGTTTCAGCAACTCGCCCCTTAATCTGTCCCTCTCGTCTTGCGCGGCTTTGGCTTGTTGCTCAATCGCCATAAAGTTCTCTTCCGCCTGCATATATTGCTTTTCAAGTTCTGCGTCGATTACAAGGCAAGAACGCTCGTATATCGTGTTGTTATACTCACAGTCGAGTAATCTTTCAATCTCGCTGTCTTCGACCTTTTCAAGCCGTTCTACGGTCATTTTACCGTCCTTGTCGTAGTGGAAGCAATAAAACTCTTTCGCGCCTTTCCATTTCAACATTTTGCCGTTGACTTTCTCGTCGCCCAGTTTCCGCGCGAAATAGTCCAAAAGGCTCACTTGCCACGATACATATTCGCGATTGAGTTTTGCCGTGGTCTTATGGTCGCCGATAATCAAAGTCCTGTCTTTCGTCTTTCCCATTACGTCAGCAGTCCCCGCTATAACCATTCCGTCCTTTTCGTAGCCCAATAGTTGTTCGCCAACTCCGCAATCAAGGTTTTCCGCCACCCATTGCTTGAATTGCTTGCCTTGCTCGGTCGTCGGCTCGTAATGCGCCTCGTTGAGTACGTTTTCAAGGTCTTTATGGATAGCCTTGCCCTTGTTTGCGCTTTCCTTTAACTTTGCCTTGCTAACTCCCGAATAATCGGGGGCAAGCCCGTGCTTCGCCAAAAGTTCGGTTACGGATATGCTTGCAATGTCCCCGTTTACGGTGTAGATGTGTCCTTTGTCTTGAAATTCGATATTCATTTTTTGCTCCCTTCAAGCGATTTTTCTTTTGCGTTGATTACAAACTCCGCTTGCTGATAAGTAAGGTCGTCAATGCTTGATACACGGAATTTTTTAAGCACATTCGGAACGATGATTTGCAGTTCCTCAAATCTCTTTTTTTGCTTTTCCGTCATAGGCTCTCCCAACTCGATAGGTAAGTCTTCGCCCGCATAGATATACAAGCCTAAACCGAACATTGCTATGTTCTTCACCAAACATCTCATAATGGTCTTGTTAATGTCGAACATTGTTGCGCTCTCAACGGTTTTCTTGAACGCTTTATCGCCCTTGCCAACCGTGTAGGTATAAGGATCCGCTTTCATCGCTTTGTTTGCGCCGTCCATTACGGGCAACCACATTCTTCTCGTAAGTCCCCTTGCCGTTATGTTCGTGAATACCATATATCCCAAATTTGCGTCATATTGATAGCACCTCATAATGCCGTCTTTGTCCGCAAAGTGTTCAATATCGTATGTTGCGTCGGGACACACTTTCAAAAACTCTTGCCACGCAAAAGCCCACGAAAGGTAGGTAAGGTCGTTTTTGAGTTCTGTGTGGTCGTTTACGTTCAACTGTATAAGTTTCTTAAACAGTTCTTCTTGTTCTTGTCTTAAATCTGCCATTTTTTTGCACTCCTTTTCTTTAAGTTCACCTTTATTGTAGCACATTGTTTTCCGTTTGTCAATAGTTTTTTTAATATTTTTTTCACAAAAAAACACACCCGTTATCGAGTGCATTTTTCAAGTTCTTTTTCGTATCTGTGCCGAGCCTTTTCTTCCGTGTAGTATATAGCAGCGTAAATCTGGTTATCTTCCATAAAGTAAACTGCCCACTTACTATCTCCGATTTTCCGCATCGACGGTATAGCAACAATAACCCTGCCGTCATTCGTTCTTATCATTCCCACGCACCCGAATATATCCACAAGTCCACATTGCGCGTATAATAGATACTTTGTCTGTTGCGCCGATAAACGTCCTATGCACGCTATAAGACCTATGTTCGCAACAACTATCAAGGTGATTACAATCGCCGTTCCTAACGCCTGTATCGCCCGATTACGGTATTCTTTCCACTTTTCGTCGTAGTCAATCATAATTCGCCAACAGCGGAAACACTATCAACAGTGTTATTCCGATTACAATCATCGTTATCGTATTCATTGATTATCTCCCGACACATCTTTATTGCATCCGACGACGAGAAGCGTGCTTTTCCCGTCCAGTTCGCCGAAAGGTTGGTATGTAGTTCCTGCAATAGTTCGTTCGCTCTTGATTTACTCATTATATCACACTCCTGTGGTTTTGTAAAGTCCTTTTTTGTCAGCCGAGAAAGGGCGGTTTCCCGACAAAGGGTGTTATTTTATTATGTTGTTGTTTATTTACGCCGTCGCCGCCCCGACAGTGCATTGCTTATCTATTGAGTTTATAATTGTATAACCCGCTCTCAATGAGCCTTGTCATAAGTCTTTTTATCATAATCGGCGGAACGCTCATACCACATATATATTCTGATTTCTCAATACCCAAATTATAATCTTCGGGGAATGATTGTGCGTGTAGCACATCTTCGTCAGAGGGATGATTGCCTTTCTCCGTCCATATATCTCCGTGTCCTGCTGTTTGCGTTGGATATATATCGTTTTCTCTAACAACCCTATGAGTTATGCCACTATTTGCTCCATAGATACGCAACATACATTCGTTTACGGCTTCGTTTGGGCGAATTTGTTTTATCGCTTCACTCATTTTGCCTTTCGCAATCTTTTCGTGGTTGGTCTTAAAGTCGCCATATTTTATCGGCTCATAATTGAATGTAAGGTCAATATTTGACAAGTCAAAATCAAGTCTTGTTGCGACGAAAAACACTCTATGCCTTGTTTGAGGAACGCCCATATCTTCGCCCTTTAACAGCCAATGCCTCACCGTATATCCTATTTGTCTGAACCTTGCATATATTTTTTCAACATATTTATACGCATTGCCCAATAATAGTCCCTCAACATTTTCCATAATGACAGTTTTCGGACGAAGTTTTGCGACCGTATCAATGAACACAAAAGATAAATCATCAAGAGTTTGTTCAGATTGTCCCTCGCGGAATTTCTTTTTCTTTCCCCAGCTATCTTCTCTTTCGCCAGCCATTGAGAACGTCGTACAAGGCGGCGAACCGTCAAGAATATCGAGGTTGAAAAGTTCTTCGGGCAAGTCTTCAAGTTCGTTGAATTTGCGAATATCCATAAGATAATTATATTTCGGGTGATGATTTGCAACATATACGTCGTTCATCTTCTTGTCTATTTCGCAACAACCGAGAACGTCAACCCCGCATAATTTATATCCCATTGTGCTACCACCGCCGCACGCAAAGCACGAGAATGCAGCAAGTCCGTTTTTTGCAGGATAATCGGTCGCCATATTCCATTTCCAATCGGTAGATTTGATTGCCTTATAATCTGTAAGTGTTTCGTCAATATCCCATAATGCTACTTGTTCGTTCATTCTTTCACTCCTTATAAATCGGTTTAACGCCAATTATCCCCCTTGACTTCAATCTGCTCGTTCATTTCCCTTATTCTGTCGATTGTCGCACGGTCGTAGTGTTTTGCTAACAAGTCCATAAGCGTGTAGTTCGATGAGAATATCATCGGTCGCATCGCGTTATAACGGTCGTTGATAAGATTGAACACCTTTTGTTGCAACCACCCGTCCGAGCCGTTCTTCCATACCAACTCTTTTCCAAAATCGTCAATGAACAGGGAGTCGCAATTTCGCACTTGATTTAGTTCCGTTGTGTCGTTCGTCAATATAAGGTCTGCAATTCGGCTTATGTTCGTAAACTTGACCTTAAAGCCTTGTTCCAACAGTTCGTTCGCCATACACGCCGTTAAGTGCGTTTTGCCTACTCCGACTTCTCCGCTGATGTAAACGCCTTTGCCGTCATAACAGTTCTTTTGTGCGTTAAGGCAATAATCGACACACTTGTCATACGCCTTTTTAAGTTCAGGGTTGTCCGTTCTCGTGTTCAGGAACGACACCGTAGAATATCGTTCGTCCATAAGCGAGATTTCCTTTAATTGTGCAATCTTTTGCTTTCTCGCCCATTCTTTTTCGGCGTTCTCCAACTTCCGATGCGCCATATCACGGCACTGACAAGCGATATGTATCAGCGTTCCGTCGTCGTTCACAAAGTCAGGAAACACTCTTATCGTGTTGCAGTTCGCGCAATATATCACGTCGTCCCGCAATACTTCGTCGCTCGCAAGTTCATAGTTCCTTAATGCCTTAAAATACAATTCTTTACTTCTTTTCATAATTCACTCCTTAACAGCATTTCAATGCTTTTTCGTAACTTATATTTAGTTGTTTCGCAAATTCTTCAACTTGCGCCCTTGTGTATTTGCCTTTGATCAGTTCTTCTTTCGGCTCAACTTGCTCGCCATTCGCTTTTTGTTTTTGTCTTTGCTCTTTAAGTCCGTTGAACGCCCACTTTCTTATTGCCAGATAGTCGCTCGTTGCTTTGTAGCCCTTATAAGCACGGTATTCGCTATAAAAGTCTATTGCTTCCTTTCCGTCGGTCATTCCGATAAGTGTGTTATATTCCTTTTCAGTCAATAAAACATTCTTATATTGCCCATACTTATGTTTTGGAGCGGGCGACGACGGCTTGTCCGTCGGGCTTTCTTTTTCTACATTTATGTCTTTTTCTTCTATATCTTTAATATCTATCTCTTTATCTCTTAATCTCTTTATCTCTATATCTGGTGGAAAATTTTCCACCTTTGTTCCACCTTGTTTTCCACCTTGCCTATTTGCGATTTGAATTTGCTTCTTTTCGGCGGAAATTGTTTGACTTCCTATAAGCCTGTCGAAATTCGTAATCTGCAATATCCCGTCTTGCTGTTCATAGACAAGTCCGAGTTTCTTATAGAGTTCCAAAGCCACCCGAACGGTGTCAATATCAAAGTGTTTACATTCTCTTTGTATCTTTTCAACATCGTAGGGGACAATGATTTCACCGATTTGTCTTGCAAGTAAGCCGTTTGAGTTTACCGATTTTAAGCAAAGCATCTGATACAGGACAACATAGTTTGCACCGTTCTTTTGCGAAAGTAAAAAATCAACCGTGTCGCTTGTCAAAAAATGGTCGGTAAGTTTTATCCAATAATACCTTTGTTTGTTGTATTCTGCCATAAGCAATCTCCTTTTATCCAATAAAAAAACCACTTAAACTTCCCTTAAAGTGATAGGCGGGGTTGTTTAAGCGGCTATGGATAACCGATATTCAGTTTGCCGATACTCAATGCTATCACTCACCAAATACCGATTACTCTTATATCATACACCCATTTCCTGCGTTTGTCAATACTTTTGTTGCAATTTTTTTATAAAATTTGCACTTGACTTTTTGCGCTTTATCGCTTATAATAAAATTATCATTTAAGTTTCCCCCTTTGTTTTAGGCGATGATGCGGCAACGCTTTGTCGCCTTTAATCTATAACTATGAACGAGAACGTTATCATTACCGACAAAAAGAAAATCGAAGAAATACGAAAGGCGTTGCAGTCGCCCGACAAGGGCTTTGCGAATATCAAACCCGCCGAACGTGATAAATTGCCTGAAAACGCAAAAAAAATATGGTTTGGTATTGACAAGCCTTAATCAGTATGCTATAATACCATTGTCGCCACACGAACGACTGACATCATTTTTACACTCCGATTTGGAAAGCAAAGCCCCCGACGAAATGCCGAGGGTTTTGTCTTTAATTAGCGGTCATTTTTTCCGCTTCAATATCAATCGTTGACGAGATAAGTTTTCCGACGAACGCTCCCGCTTTTACAGGCTGTCCGCTCCCAAAGGTGTCATCGAATGTACGCTTGATAGGATTGTTTGATTTTTCTTTCGCTCTTTCGACTTCCAAGTCTTTGATTACTTCCACGCCCAAGTTCGCAACGCCGTTAACCTTGTTGTTCATCTTGTACCTGAATTGCGAGAAAATCTTTAACTTGCGCTTTAAGGTCTGTTTCGTCCTTTCGTTCATAGCACAACCAAAACATATCCCCGAATAGATTGAAATCAAAATCGTAATGCACTGAAAAATCAGCGGGATAATCATACCCTTGTTGAAGTCCTGCCACGAGTACAATAATTGCCCTGAAAACGCGCCAAACGCAACGAGTGATAAAATCTTCCAACCGAACTTTTGTGCGCCGTAGCGGGCTTTGTGCGACCGCAAATCGCTTTCATCATCGTTCGGTGATACATCGTTCGCACCGCTCACCATTTGGCTGAAAGTTATCCTGTGATACTTGACCTTTTGCCCGCTCTCCCACAGTTCTTCTGCCGTAACGGTCAAGGCTTTGTTTATGCGTTCAAGCCTTTTCGGAGTTCCCCACTTCTTAAACCTACTTGCAAAACGGAGTTTCTTTTTCCACTTGTGGATATAATTCTTATACTTGTTTGCTTTGTTCAAGTTCTCGATGTAAGTTTCAAGGTCGGCGGTTTCGTAATTCGCCATAATGGTCTGATAGTGTGTGTCTAACGCGTTCAATCGGTCGTTAATATCCTTGTCTTTGGCAAGCATTATATTTTCGGTTACGTTCGCAATGGAGAACATCAACAAGAACGTAGCGACCGCCATAACCGATTTTTGTATCCAGAAGTCCTTGCCTGATACTTGCGTTTCAATGCCCTTAAAGATAAAGAAACTCGACAAAATCAACGCCGTCGTGATACACACCGCTATTGCCGCGTTAATGGTTATCCGACTGCCAACGAGTACAACTCTTTTTTTCTCACTACTCATTCGGTTTCACCGTCCTTTTTGATAGTCGCAACTTCTCGTAAATGAACGGTAAGACAATGCAAGCACATTTTGCCGAACACGCTTCCCGCAATGATTTCGATAATGAGTTCAAGTTTTTCAATCGCATCGCGGAACGCCGACAAAACAGCAAGTGCCATAAGAAGATAGAACATAATCGGAATGTATGTTATGTTAGATACGACCTTTTCTTCCTTTGCCACAGTTTTGACTAACAGTTCCGACGGGTTATCCGCGACCTTTAAGTCTGCTTTGTGTTGGTAATACCCTTTAAGATACTCGTCATATTTTGACTTAAAAATGCCGTAGATTATAGCACATAAAATCGCAAGGCTGATAAGTGTCCAAAAGAAACCTTTTGAGTTCGCGGACATCGTGTATTGCAGAGTGTCGGTGTACGAGTAAATAGCATAGCCCGCAGTCGGCGCAATAAGCACAATGTACTCCATTATTGCCGACATTATGGTTTTCGGGTTTCGTTTCATACTCTCACCCCCTTAATACAAGGGCTTATTTTCGTTTTCTGCCACTTTTTCGATTTTGACGATAGGTTTATCGACTTTCGGCGTTTCGACCGCCACAAGCCCGTTTTCGCCGTCCGCAAGGTCATTCATACTTGCTTTGAGTTCGTCTCTTGCGCTCGTGGATATGGTCTTAAAGTCTGAAACAGCGTTTGCGATTGCTTTTTGCGACTTGACTAACTGCTTGCAAGCCTTTACAAGTTCGCCGTTGACTTTTTCGACTTCCGTAAGTCTGTTACGCGTTGCTTTGTCGATTTCGGACGACATATTGATTTCGATACTGCCGTTGGTCTTGTCCACAATAGCGTTTGCGATTGCTTCATAGTCCGATTGATTGAGTTTGACGGGTTTCTTTCTTGCGACAAAAGTCGTGATGATTTTTGCGATGCCTGCAAGTCCGCCGAGAGCGGTGAAAGCCGCCATAAGCCATTTGCCGCCGACTGCCGCAATGTTGCGAAGTTGGTCGATTTGCTCTGCTGTAAGTGATAAAGTTACCATAAATACTCCTTTGCCCGTGCCGTTGCTACCCGACGAGAGCAGTTAGATTTTTTGAGCGGTAGCACGCTAAAACTCGCCTTGTTCGACAGCGTTGTACAGTTTCTGGATATCTTCCTGTTGTCTGTTCGCGGTGTCGATGACTTGATTTATCTTTGATACAAGTTCGTTGTAATTCGCCATAAGCAGGTCGTATTTCGCCTTTACTTCGTCGAGTTCCGCAAAGCCCTTGTAGCCGTTGTCTATCAACGCAATGACGATAGGCTCGACAGTGTAGGTTCCCACGATTTTACCGCAATACAAAAGGCTCACGGTGACTTCCAATGTCCCCGCTTGCAAGAGTTCGTTCGGCACTTCATAGGAAGATACCGCGTTAAGCCTGTATTTAGCCGATTTGTCGCCGTTTTTGAGTTCGATATAATAATCTGTCAGCGGCGTTGCACACGAAAAGTTTAAGACAAGTTTTTCGTTGTCCGCCAAAATGAACGGCTCTCGCTTGTTCAGCCTGCCGATGTTCCCGATAAGTTTAATGTTAAGTTCCATAGATTACTCCTTGTTCTCGGCAATGCCCGTAAGTTCGGTGTACAATGCCGTAAGTTTAGCGATGTGGTTGAGTTCGTCGGATATGATTTCCGCGATGATAGGAGCGCATTTGTCGCCCGTTTCCGCGTCAATGGCATAGATTTCCGCGAGTTCTCGGTTGTAGTCCTTTAACGCTTCCGCTTCGCCCTCGATACCCTCTTGTATTAGTTTGCCGATAAGTAAGATTTTTTCTTCCATAATTATATTTTTACCCGTCTATTAAGCGGACGGGTGCGCCGAAAAGTTATACTGTTGGTTTATAGCAAAGGCGACCACCTACCGTGAGGCCTGTATCTGACACAGAATTATCACCATTACAAGCCCATAAACCGGCATACACTGTGTCGTTATAGCCGCCACCGCAACGGAGAGAAACCCCGGAAAGAACAGGTCCTCCTTGCACTGAATTATCACAGTAATAAGAGTTTCGTGAACCACGACTATGTGAATCCACATATTGAAGAATAGAACCATCCTTGAGCGGAGCTATGACGTTAATAAATCCTGCACCCAACGGTCTTGTAGCTGTACCATAACGAACATATGGCTCCGTTATTTTGCCGGCTTGATAACTGTCAGGCTCTGTACATACATACAAAATATATTTATTAAATGTTACAGCATCACACCATTTCCATATGTTGCCCCACGGGTTTTCTATTCCCCTGTACTTGCAAGCGTGTTTACCGTCGGTATTGCTTACTGGTGAACCTGTCGGCGTTGCGACCGTGTCAGTAGTTCCAGTATTAGTCATTGAAGCATTATCATTCGCATAACCATACATAACTGACTGACTATTAGTAGTTGCCATTTCAACAAGCCACAATTCTTTAATGATAAGGTCAATCGTAAAATCGTATTGCTGATAGCCTGCACCGTTTGCTCTGCACCCATTACGGAAGTCGTCCATTGTAATAGACACAAGCGGAGTTTGTCCCGATTTTGAATAAACTCTGTCAGCGGAGCCGCTACCTTCATACTTCCCAACCATCACATAGTCAATCTCTTTTGTGCCGACTTTGAACAAAGTGTCAAAGCCACGATATTTTGTTTTAGAAAGTTGATGTTTGTAAGTACCGTCGGCATTTTTAGTGATTTTAGAATAAAACTTTGGTATCTTGACGAACACATTTCCTGCACCGTCCGTGATTTCTTCAATCGAGTTCCACGGGTAGCAATTATCAAAGTCGCTTGTGATTTCCGAAGTGCCGACCGTTACATTCAAGCCGACCGCATCATTTGTTCTTACAAGTGCCGACGGGTTTTCAGAGCCAACTAAATCTACGCCATATACATCTATAAACTCCCCTCCTGAGTTAGGTCCCAATGCTACTTGTCCAGTTTTAAGTTCTATGTATCCCATACTTCACCTCTATTGCGGACTTTCAATAATATATTTCATACTAAAGGATGCAGGCAATGTGTTGCTGCTTACTTTGAAAGTAAACTTATCTCTTTTTTCAGTTATAATACTTGACAGAGTATTCTCATTAAGCCAATTCTCTGTAACCTCATCGGCAGGATAAAGTCTTATAAAATTTGAAGTTCTGACATCCTCGTCTGATACGGTAAATAAATATGGACTTGCGGTACCAGTAATTGATACATTTGTGCTTGCATTAGTTATTGTTTTTATTTTTGACAATGTAACTACTCCTGATTTCCCATTTACACTTTCAACGAATGTACTTGGTACTGATGGCACATAACGGTTCACTATTACAAGTTGGCCTCTTCCATCAGTTTGTTTAACCTTGTATGTGAGAGAAATATCCTCATCTGGGCTTGGGTAGTTATAAAACCTAAGGATAAATGCCCCTGTTGCAATATTCCCTACAATTTCCTTCTCGCATGAAACTTCTACTACAATATCACTTGTTTCAGTAATATCGCTATCATTTATTTGCGTACTTGACTCTCCTTTTCGCCAAGTTGCAACTTTAGTACCGCTCGTTTTTTGAGGCAATGAAGTCGGTATTTCCACTGTCGGAATGTCTGATATATCAGGAACATACCCATTTATAAGTTCAAAAAGTCCTTCACTATCTGTACCTACGATTTCAAGGCTATAAGGTATATCCTCCGTTGGAATACTAGGAGCAATCAGCGTTACATTGCCATTCGTTTTTTCTCCAACAGCAATTTTTTCGCTTGTGTTTATGTACATTGTAACCGCTGAATTGACTTCGATTGCACTGTCGGCTATGGTTGCTTGTATAGTTGTGCCGAAGCCTTCGCCCTCGAATTTTGTAATGACAAGGCTATTCGCTGCTGATTCAACAGCACAAAGAGAACCGGTACCAGGAGCCTTTTCTGCCCAATCAGCGTGGTCATATATCATAACAAACGCAGCAGCCTCTTCGGGAAATAGAAACTGTAAGAACAGCATACCACCGCCGTCTTCTGCGGTGGCAGTCGATGAATATTCTACTGCGTCGGCTTTAATAGTTATCGTGTACTGTTGTCCTGATATAATTCCAAGGTCGCTGCTGCTTATTTTCATAGGCATCTCTGTCTGACTATCTATTGGCCATTCCATAGCATTTTCACCGACGAAATACGGCCGTGTCCCTAGTTCCTGCCAATCGCTCGATGTAAGCGCTGATTTTATAGCCTTGTAGGAAGCGGCACCACCGCCGCCTCCGCCACCTTGTTGTTGACTGTTACTTATTCCGTACATATGTTTATCTCCTTTTAGTTTATTTTACGGTATTTGAAGCCCGATTGCACTGTGTCTGTTCCCGTCCACGCGCCCGATGAATTTCCTACTGTAAGCAAATGGACAGTCAATGTTCCGCTTGCGTCTATAAGCGGATAAGCGCAGTTGATGAACAAATAAGCAGTCCCGCCACTTGTTGACACACTCGGTGCTGTGCTTTTTGTTCCGTAAGCCGCAGTTGAGCCGTCCCAATACACAATCGACTGCATATCGTTGACGGAAGCAATAACTTGATAAGTCCCCGCTTCTGTTAGGGTTGCCCTTGTGCCCGTTTCAGTTATCCATTCGCCCACACTCGGTATATCCGCGGCGGTGATAAACCCGCTGTCGTTCGTGAGTTCGCTTGTTTTCGTAGGCACTGCTGGCACATAAGCATTTATGACTTCAAAAAGCCCCTCTGCACTCGTTTGTTCAACTTCGTATTCGTAAGGTATAGCAGTTGTCGGCACGGTATCGCGGATAACCTGAACACTGCCCGCTGCTTTGCTGTACGCTTTTACACCGCCCTCGTCCGTTAAGTACATTTTGACCGAAGTGTTTGCGGTTATGGAAGTGTCGGAGATGGTGTAGGTTACATCGGCGGCGGCTTTCCAGTATGCACCGTTTGCGCTCTGCGCTACTGCAACAAACTTACCGTCGCCATAAGTTACATATCGCCAACTTTGACTTGTCGGCATTGTCATTGTTGTCCAATTTATGCCGTCGGTTGAATATGCTCCTTTATTGCTATTACTCTCTATTGTAACGAACTTACCATCACCGTATGCTATACCCTCGCTGGCGGAAATAGGCAAAGTGATTTTTGACCACGCTGTGCCGTTTGCGGAATATGCGGCTATCGTTAAACCTTGTGTAATCGCTACGAATTTACCATTCCCATAGACCACATTAAACCAAGGTGCACTTTCGGGCATACTCATTTCCGTCCAGTTTATACCATCAGTAGAGTATGCACCTTTATTGCTATTAATTGCAACCGCAACAAATTTTCCATCACCATAGGTTACACCATACCAACTTTGACTTGTTGGCAAAGTCATAGTGCTCCAAGTAATACCGTCGGTGGAATATGGTCCCGTTGGACTTTCGCCTGCTACGGCAACGAATTTACCGTTACCGTATGTTACGCTATGCCAGCCTTGACTTGCAGGCAAAGTAAACTCGTTCCAATTTATGCCGTCGGTAGAATATGCTCCCTTGTCGGTACTTAATGCGACTGCTACAAATTTTCCATCACCATATGTTACACCATACCATCTTCTACTTGTGGGCAACGAGGTTTCATTCCAACTTATACCATCGGTTGAATATGCACAACGTCCAGTTCCGTCAGTAACGGCAACAAATTTACCGTTGCCATAGGTTACCCTTCTCCAATCTGCGCTTGCAGGCAAAGTATTTCCTTTCCACCCCTCGTCAAGCGTATTCCACCCTGTTATCGGCAAACTTCCGCTCACTTTCTTATAAGTAACGGGTAAACTCGTCGGGCTTTCGGGTATACTCGGTACAAAGTGGTTTACCAAAGTAAATTGTCCAGCAGCATTCGTTTGCTTGACCTTGTAGGTGTACGGGATAGGCTGTGCAGGCACTGTGTCGCGGATAACGGTTATCTTGCCCGCTTCCATTGAATATGATTTTACTCCGCCGTCGTCGGTGAGTTCCATAAGGATATCGCTGTTGGTGGTTATGGAAGTGTCGGAGATAGTGTAGATAGGCGTTCCTGCAACGTCCCAATATGCGCCGTTTCCGCTATTCGTTGCAACTGCAACAAATTTTCCGTTGCCGAATGTTACACCGTCCCAGTTTCTACTCGCAGGCATTGTCATTTCCGTCCAAGCAATACCGTCTGTTGAGTATGCTCCTTTGTTGCTATTATATGCTACTGCTACAAACTTACCGTCGCCATAAGTTACATTTTGCCAATCAAGGCTTGCGGGCAAATTCGTCTGTGTCCAAGTAATACCGTCGGTTGAATACACACCCTTGTTGCTACCATATGCCGCCACTGCAACAAACTTGCCGTTACCATAAGTTACACTGTACCAACTCCCTGCAGGCATTGTCATTTCCGTCCAATTTATACCGTCCGTTGAATAAGCACCTTTCCTGCCAGTATCATAATCTACTGCAACAAACTTATCGTTCCCATATGTTACACCGCGCCAATAACGGCTTGCGGGCAATGTAAACTCCGTCCAGTTTATACCATCGGTAGAGTATGCACCTTTGTTGCTAACGGCTGCAACCGCTACAAACTTTCCATTACCGTAGGTTACACCGAGCCAACTACGGCTTGCAGGCAATATAAATTCTGTCCAAGTGATACCGTCTGTTGAGTATGCTCCTTTGTTGCTGTCATATCCAATCGCAACGAATTTATCGTTACCATAAGTTACACTGAGCCAATTATGGCTTGCAGGCAATGTCATTTTAGTCCAACTTATGCCATCTGTTGAGTATGCGCCGTACTGACTATAATCGGCTGCAACAAACTTGCCGTTACCATAAGTTACACTGCGCCCACCTGCAAATGTATTTTCTTTCCACCCTTTGTCAAGCGTACTCCAACCCGTAGTCGGCAAACTTCCACTCTTCAACGCACTCGCCGTTTGCGGTAACGCTTCTGGAATAGTTCCTTTCGCTCCGATTTTCAACACGCCGTTGACTTCTTTCGCGGTCATCGTATTTTCATCGAACGCTATTTCAACCGCCGTAGAGCCGTCAAAAGTCTTTTGTACTTCCGTTCCGTTGTCTTGTCCGCTGATTGTAAGTCCGTTTTTCGTCTTTCCTGTCGCAACAAAAGTCGCTCGCCAATGTTGCGTATCCTGTTCGGGAGAAGTGGTCGAAGTGATACCCTCGATACACACAAACTGTCCGTTGTCGGTGTAAACAAGGTCGTCGATTGCATAGGTCGTACTCGCAACCCATTTGCCGCGATTGTTATATCCGCCGCCCGTTACGCTCGCACCATTGACATTCGGTGCAAAAGTGATAACCGTTTTAAGCGTGATTTCGTTTTGTACTTTGCCGTAAATGTAAACACACTTATCACCCGATTTACAAATAGGCGCATAGTTTCCACTCATCGTATCTGCAATATCGAACACCACTTGCGGAACGGTTTTGTAATCAACAAAGTTTGAAAGAGGTATTTTTGCCTCGTAAGGGAAGTCCGCAAATTCCGTGCTTGCTACCCAGTCGGTACTCTTGACAACAACATTCTGATATGCGACAGTGACAGGCTGTCCGTCCGTTTCATAAAATGCTACTTTGTAATAGCCAATCTGCAACACGGTATTCTTTACAAGGTCATCGTTAAACTTGTCAACCGTCGTAAAGTTGTACGGGATATTAGTTGCTTCAACGCTCGTCACATACAAGTCGGGAGAGCCTTGCGCCACAACAAGAATATTGTCGTTGGTTTTAAGCACTGTGTTGTCATAGCCGTTCACCGCCGTGATTGCCTCTTGCAAGGTCATAAACCCTACCGCATACACATTGTTAGCGGCTTTCTCGTATGCTTTGTTAGCACGGTCAATCGCATTGTCTGCCTTGTCTACCGCACTGTTCGCGTTATTCTCGGCGGTCTGCGCAGTGGTCTTTGCTTCGTTTGCCGTGGCGACTGCTCCGTTTGCCGTTGCGACAGCATTGTTTGCCAAAGTTGTGGCGTTGTCCGCTGTGGTCTGTGCGGTTTCTGCGGTCTGTTGAGCCGTGTCCGCCGATGATTGCGCCGTTTTCACCAACCCGCCGAGTTCGTTTATCGCCCCGACGACCGTCTTTTCCGTAGGTGCTTGTTCAAGCGCAATATTCTCATCTTCTTTGTCTTGCTTTTGCGGCATAAGAGCGTTCAAGGCTTGCACTTGCGCGTTCAAGTTTTCGAGTTCGCTCGGCTCGTCTAATTCGTCCCTATCAAGGAACGTACTTTGCATAACGTCCAAATGGCAAGTTTGGCTCGTGATAACCGAAAGCACAAGAGGCGGAGTGTCGCCCGATTGCTGTTCAATGTTGACAACGTTGATAATCAGCACGGGAGAGTTCTCGCCTTGTCCCGCGTAAAAGGTAAACTCTTTCGGCAACTTCCTTTCGTACAACGCATATTCCACGCCCTTGTACATAAGCGTTTTGAGATAGCGCATATAATAGTTTTTGCTGACCTTAATCGAGCCGTCGCGCGCCGTGTACGTCATACCTATTTTCGTGGACGTAGAAGCCACGTAGTCAGCCGAAACAGCACCGCTTGACGTAAATATCGGCGCAAGTATGCTCGTCGGCACAAATACGTTTAAGAGTTTGTTTTGAAATTGCCCTTGATAAAGGGGGAAGTCTTTTTGCAAATCGGCAATTCTGCCACTTTCAGTTAAATAAATTTTAATTGTGTTCATTTCAACCTCGTTAAAAATCTTTTTATTATATTATACGCTTTATAGAAGAAATTATTGCTTTCTCTTGAATATCGCGTCTTTGTTCGGTGCGCCCCATACCCACTTTTTAAGTGCTTGCGCTCTTGTAAAGTTTTCGGGGATATTTCTTGCTATGACAAACTGCGTTTTGTACGGCAATGACGGGTTTTCTACGCCAATATCGGGGTTAAGCGCAACATCGCAAAGAATAGCAATCGCCTTAACTCTTTGATAGCCCTCGGTGTCCACAAAATGGCTGTCGGACACATTCTGCAATACGCTCGCAAGGTCTATGCCGAATTGCGTAACGACCGTCTTTTCGCTGTTTAACGGGTTTTGCGCCGTCTGCGACTTGTCTATCGCAAAAGTGAAATATTTGTCCATTAAAGCCCCGTTCTTGTCCGTAGGTGTTATGATAACGCTGTTGTTGATAAAGCCCGTCGAAAGTTTGTTCACTTCTTCCGCAAGCAAAACTATGCGTACATTGCTTTTTCTCGGCAAGAACACATAAGGCGAAATCACGAAAGTGTCGCTATTCGTTACCATTTGCAAGTTGTAGTTCACGGAAATCGCTTCACGACAGTCTTTCAACAAGCCTATCCCTCGCCCGTTAAAGTTAGTATCAAACGCTCTAACGTTCGTTGCAAGCACTTCTTGTTTCCCGATAAAGTTGCTTGCCGAATTGTCCTTTGTCGTAATCGGACACTCGGGGAACGCCATAATTTCAGCGGGTGTCGGCGTGCCTATGCTCCCTAAAATGTAGAAGTCCATTAAAGAAGCACGTCCGTATATATCCGTGTACTTAACCGCCCACAACGAGTTATAAGAGCCTTTGCTCGGCGTTTCGTTGCTTATCTGCTCCGTGGCGATAACTTTGTTGCCCGCAGAATAGTTATCTTCCATATCGTATTCGTAGGTCAAGGTCGTTTCGCTCGAATACGCGTTTATCGGGCTGATAACTTCAAGATAAAGGTCGCTTTGCCCAACGGTTTGGTCGTACCCGCTCGTGTCTTTGTCGCCCTTAAAAACGGTAACAGCATATTTCGCAAAGTCCGTCCCAACACCCGCAATAAGGCTTGCCAAATGGTTGTAGTCCAACACATAGTTTCCGTTGTATGCAAGTTGCGTTTCGTCGTCGGTCAGCAATAACAAGTCATTTATGGCAAATTCGCGCCAAATAAGGCTTTGTTCGCTTATCTCGTAAAATCTCGGCTCGCTCGGAATACCGATGATATTGCTCAACTCGTTGTAGTCTTTGCTGAATGTTATCTTGCTTATAATGCACGAATGATAGATTGTATGCGTAACTTTCGCCACATAGTAAAGTTCGCCGTCTATGCGGTATAATTCGCCCTTGTGTTTTATGTTGTCCCAACTATCGTTCCATTCGGTTTTTTCGTACGTATTGTTGCCCGTTCTTATGAGTTTCCCGTACATCTGATTGCCGAACTTTATGCTGTCAATAACAACGTCCGTTTGGTTGTTAAATTGATTGTGTTCGGGGTATTTATCCCACTTTGAGTTCAGCAAATATTTGCGTAAATCGGGACGGATATGGTTTTGGCGTACGCTGTCTTTCGTCCTGTATCTCACAAAGAACGAATAATCATTGACTTTGTAATTCGTCCAATACCCACTTTGGGGAGCGGGTGCGAGTACAGGATAGCCATTAAATGCGCTATAAATCGCCTTTTTAATCGCATAATCGGTATAAATGTTCGTGTTCGCTTGCGGAAGTTGATAGTCCCCGCCCGCGATTATGTTCGTGCCGAGTTTGTAATAAAGCGCAATGCCCCTATTCGGGATAACCGTGTAATCAATCGAAAGCGTTTTGTAAACGTTCTCTTCATAGATATATTCGATCAGGTCGGCAATCGCGCCGTCGCTGTTCCGCCTAACTTTAATATCCAACAGTTCGATAATAGGCTTTGACACAATAATCTGCGCCGTATCGTTCGACACCAACAGTTGCTCGTGCGTTGTTTTCGGCGACACCCATTCTTCCACATACCCGCCTAATTGCACCATATTCGTAATGTAGGAAGAAGTCGCGCTTATGTAGTCCTCAACGCTTCGGCTGTTAAAAAGCGACACCTTTGTCCCGTCTTTATGTTGCTCGTCCGTGCGCCCTAAACGATTGAAAGTTATCATAAAGCGGTCGTCCGTGCCAAATACTAACTCGGGGATAGCGTGAATGTAGTTGCCCACTTCCACCATAATTTCCCAAAGGTTTTTTTGGTTGTAAAAGTTCTCGATGATAACAGTCGAGTTTAGTTCGTCAATAAAGTTTTCGTCCACATAGAACGGCAAGGTGGAATTGTTTATATCCGCGATGTACACGCCGTCTTTTTTCTCGTAAAGCCCCGAATTTACCACTGCCTTCTGTAACAAAGCAAGCGCGGAATACGGCGTTGATGAAGCGTAAACGATTTCTTTCGTATCTACGCCGTAAGTAATGAACGAGGCTTTCCCGCTCGTGTTTTGCGCGGTCATATAAAGGTTTGTGGTGAACTGCGTTTGAGTTGTACTTCCTATGTAGACGACATTGCGTTCCAGATAATATTCTTGATAATAACTTGGCATTGCGCCAGTGAATTTATGTACCCTATCCCCATATCCTGCGGGAATATTATCATCGAATTGATGAAGCGAAAACGAAATTTCATAGCGGTAGTCCTTTTTAATATCTATTTTTTGAGTAATATAAGACGGTGCGGGCGCAGAAGTATCCGTGTATTTTTTATAATAAAGGTCTTGTTGAAGCGCACCGCTAATATCAATGCTCTTTTCAAGGCTTTCTAATACCCATTCCCCGCCTTTAATATCCCTTGTAGGGATAGTAACGCCGTATCCTTTAAGTTCGGAGTTGGATATAATAGTCCCGCTCCATTGCCTTTTAAGCGTATCGGTTAAGGTATATTCTTTTATTGAATAGTCAAGTGAAGCATACCCAACACCGCCCCACGTTGTCGTTGAATTATCTGCGCCACAATATATTTGGACTTTTGGTATTACAAATCTTGCCGAGTAAGTCCCGTCATCGTTCTTGAATTTGTCAATATTGTTGTATATTGTAGTAAATTCTTCGTCCTTGTCGTTAAGGACTTTCGGCGTCCCCGATATGCCAAACTTCTTACCCGAAACATTATAATAACGCGTTATCTTATGAGTAATAGTATCTTCTATTACTTCCGAAAAAGTGCCAAATTTTTTAGCAGGCGTGAAATTCTTTTGTACAAAGTCAAAAGTTGCCGTGGTATCGGGAAACGCAGGCACTTCTTCCAACGAAACATCTTTCAGTTTATAAGTGCTTGCAATATTGTCCACGAGCCTTTTTTGCGCCACAACGCTCGGCTCAATCAACGAAATGTGATGGTCGAAATAGGTTTCATCGCTCAATACGGGTTGATTGACAATATCTCTTGAAACACATCTATGTATCGTTTCAACGATTGTCCCGTTTTCGAGTATATCCACGATGAATTTTGTTTCGGGTTCAAACGCAGTTTTTGTAGTCAGCCCGAAAAGCGTAATCTCGGAAGTATCGAGAATTTGAGTAATATCTTCGGTAACATCTTGCCCTTGCGAAAGAAAGCGCGAAAAATCTTCGCCCCTGTACCCGTCTTTCGTGCTGTCGTATTTGTATATCTTTATCGTAAACATTTATCTCAATCTCCCTGCCGTAAGGTTTATGCTCGCCCTTGCTCTGTTGTATTCGATTGCGTTGTTCTCTTTGAACACTTTGTAATTAAAGTCCCTTTCTCGCCCCGCATACTTAAAAGCAATCGACGTAGTGGCAGAAATAAGCCCAAACGCGGCACCCAACGCCCGCCGCGCCATAGGTCGCGCCCATTGCTACCGACGAGGCAAAGTTTGTTCCGTCTTGATATATCTCATAAGTCCTCGAAATGTTTTCTTGCAACGATTGGTCGCCGTACTTGTCGCCCAACCCTTGAAGTGCATAATTTATGCTTGCGCCGACAAGTTGTTTGCTTACCGCAATTCCGTGCGTAATGTTTACTCGGAGAAATTGCTTTGACTGCGCGTAAGTACCCGCTTGTTTTGTGGAAGAGGTCGATGTCGGTTGACTTTCGGACACTTGGTCGGCAGGTTTTTCATTCGCGCCTTTGTTCGCAAGCCCCGTGTCTTTCCGCACAATAACTTCTATTCTTTGCGTACCTTGCTGATATAACATTGCCTATCTCCTTATCTTGCCCCAACCTTTTGTAGTAATGCTTGAAATGTTGAAATCGTTGTTCGTTAAAACCTTTTGCATCCGCTCTATAACATCTTTGTACACATAAGTATGACCGTTGCTCTTTATACGGATATAAACGGGGATATTTACGTCTTTAACGGCTTCTTCCTTGCCGTCATACATAACGCACCCACAACGCCAAAAAAGGTCATTAAAAGCCATTGTAAGCGGTTTATTGAAGTCGTAGAAAGACAATGTTTTCGCAGTTGTTAAAGATTGTGCCAAAAAGCCCGTTAAGTCGGGACGATTTTGCGTTGCAAGCGGGGTAGTGGTAAAAAAGTTTTCCAAAGTCGCCTTTGTTATGGGCATTGAAAGATATTTTGTTTCCCCGATAATATTGCCGTTTTCGTCGTACTCATCGTCGCCGTTAAGTGATATTTCGACTTCGGTATCACCATAAGACAACGCGTTTGCAAGATAACTTATCTTAAAATTGCTTGCGACAACAACCGTTTCTCCCAAAGGTGTCATAAACGGCTCTTGTTCGTATGTCAAGTCGCCCAACAAAATATACGCCTTGATAATATCGCCGTAAGAGTTTTGTATATCTTGCGGGTTTCCCAAAAAAATGTTCCGTAATTTTGAAATGTAATAGTCAAGGTTATTGATTTTGTCGGCTTGTATAAGGAAAGTAATTCGCCCTAAAATGGTCGCGCTGTCAATGTCTTGACTTGCAACAACTTCGCTGTCGGTTTTTTCCACCAAAGCGTACGCTTGGTTCATCGAAAAGTTAAGGCTTCTCACCCAGTCGTCCAACACCGAAAGACTTTGGTCTTCCTCAAATGTTTGTTCTTCGACTGCGACAAGGCGGTCTTTCCACTTGTAAAATTCTATGTTCAAGTATTGTGCAATATCGACTTCGGTCTGCTTTCCGTTATCTTCGTCAACAAGCACAATGTTTTCGCTGTTCGGGTTGTTGTAAACAATCTTGCCGTTTGTGCGCTTTGACGCCCAAAGGTTACCGTTAAAGATTGTGTCGATTATGTTTTTAATGTCAGAAAGTGTGAAAATAGTTCTCATTTTATTCCTACCTTTTGTTGCCACTGTTCTTTGCGTTGCTCATAAGTGTATGGGCTTTTGACTACCATTTCTTGCACATTCCACTTCTTTTGAGTGGCAATAAAATCGTCGCTGTACACAATGTTCTCCATAATGTCGTTCATAAGATACGCGACTTGCTTTTCGGTCATTCCTTCAATCTGTTGCATAGACTGCACGCGCAGGTATAGTTTGCACTGTATGCCGTAATTTCGCCTGTTCTTTTCCGCCTCTTTAAGCGCGTCCCTTATCATATCGGCATTGTTTGCCGTGAATATGAGAATTTGCTTCTTCGCCAACAAGCCGTTGTAAACCGCGTCAACAACATCTTCGAGTTCGCTGTTTATCCGCAATTCTCCGCCGATAATAAGTTTGTCCCCGCTTTGGCTTGCAACCATAGGGTTATAGAACGGTCTTGCGCTCGATTTTGCGGTGTCAAACACTTGCCTATTTACGGTTTTTGCGTTCGTGCGCCTTGAAATCTTACCGTTTTCGAGTTCCTTTTCACGATAGTTTATCAGCGGAATTTTGTTCCGTAGTTTCTTATTGTTAAAAATATCGACAAGTGTAAAGTTTTGCGAAAATCGGTTTGCCATAATTCTATAAAATGCTGTTTAGCGTGGCGAAATACACTTTGTAGGGTTTCGGGTTATACTTAATATCCATTTCGGTATCTTCGACGGAAAACAAGCGTTTACCAACTACAACAAGGTCATCGTGGTTGATTGTAATATCGTCGGTAAAATACTTTATATTCATCGACGACAAAGGAATAATATTGCCCTTGATAAATTGTGCCGTACTCCCCTCGACCGCCCCTTTAATCATAAAGTCAAAACTGCCCACATAGTAATATTTGTTAGTTTGATAACGACCTATGTTGTTAAAACTTGCGTTAAGCAACACAACATTTTCGGGCAATTCGGTCAGGGTTTCCCACGCAGTACCGTCGTATCTGAAATATGTTGATTGATATTTCAAAATGGTTTTATTGGTTTCAACCGTTACGATTTCTCCCTCGGCTTTCGGGGTTTGCGAGAAAGTCAAAGTTTCGTTGTCGAAAGTCCAAAATTTCCCGTCGTCGGTTTTATAGACAATCGTAAGGTTTATGCTCTTTTCAAGCCCGATAAACCGCCTATAAAGCAAGCCTTTCGGCAGTTTTGCGGTTGGCTTCAAATTCATCTTCATAACTTACCTACCATTCCGCGCCTTGCGGGATAACATTGTATTTCCCGTAATAGCGCAGTCCGAGCGTTTTCAGCATTTCGATTGCGTCCTTATGGAAGTCGCGTTCTTGATTACGCACAACATCTTCGCTCATATTTTGCATAGTGTCAAGGTCTATGCCCGCAACGCCCGAAATATCGCCGTTATCGAGCAAATACTCTCCCTCGATAAACATTGCCTCCAAAAAGGCTTGGCGGTATTCAAAGGGCGTGTAGCCCCTTATTCCGCGTACTGCGATTATGTAGTTGAGTTGTTGACGTGTGCTTTTGTTCGTATTGTAAATTTTGGTGTAAAACTTTCTTCTCAAAGCGGTCAGCCATATCCTAACCTTATCGGGCTGATTGCCGTCAATTTCGACTTCGAGATTTCTTCCCCTTTCTTGAAAATACTTGCTCGTAAGTTCGTATTGGTGGTCTAAACCGATATAAACCGCGTCGTCATCGCTGAACGGATAGTGCAACAAATCTTCGCCCATAATGTCTATTTGTTCTTTTGTGTAAAACGGTGCAATGTATGCCATTGTTATTCTCCTTTTATGAATTGTTTTGAATAACTCTCGTAAGTTTCTTGCGCGTGTTTAGTGAGTTTGGTGTCGGGGTGCGTTTGCATATACTGTTCAATATTGCCCGCCCTTGCTCTCAAAGTATATTCGCTTTGTGGCTTAATACCCTCGATAGGCGACTGTTCGGGGACGGTTTTCGCACCTTTTGTGCCGAGTTCTTTGCCCGAATAAGACTGCAAAACTTCCTTGCCCTTGCTTTCGGCTTCTTCTTTCATAAGTTTGCCTTTTAAGGTGTTCTCGGAATGAACTTGTTTATCCAAAGGCACAGCGGTCGTGGCAAATTTCTTCCCGTTCCTTGCGGTGGCAATAACTTGAATTTTGTCGCCCGACCTAACATTGTCATTGACAATATATGTATATCCGTCAACGGTTTTACCTAAACCTTGCCCTTTTGAGCCATATCCACAGCGTGCTATCTTTGCCATAATAATTCTCCTTTATATTATATTATACGCTTTGGGTAAAAAAAATGGTAGGGAGATTATCCCTACCACTTCTTTGAATTAGCCTTAATTGGTCGTGCCGTCGTTAAAGCCTGCAACAGCGGAGTTGCCCGTTACGACTTTGCCGTCAATCGGCGTGAACTTGATTTTGTTCATAATCAAGGCGATGTTTTCAGCCGTCCATTTGTTGGCAAGGCTCGCGCCTGCGTCTTGGAGAACTTTAATCGTGCCACCGTGCAACACTTCAACGCCGACTTTCATCTTGGGAAGAATGTACACGCCACCGAAATAGGTGTTGGGGTTCGCGGTTACGGACGGTCCGACGATACCACGGCAAGTGCCTGCGCCGTAAACAATCATACCTGCAAGGCTGTCAAGCAAGCCACGGACATTTGCGATGTTGGTTTCAGCGTCGTTTGAAGTGCCGAGAATGCCCAGAGCAACATATACGAATTTTCTCGTAACTTTGTTGAAGATGAACATATCAACGCCGTCATACATACCGCACAAGCCAGTTCTGCTATCGATACGAGCGGTTTCTTGTCCAGAGAACGGGTTCATAAAGCCCGCTGCAAGAATACGCGCCGATGCTTCGCTTGCGTTCTGCAAATATTGGCTCTTTAAGAGTTTGTTGAGTTGCGGGGTGATAAAGCCCTGTCTTTCGTCTGCGGGAACGGTAAATGCGCCGATTTCGGGAATACCGTCGTTGAACTCTTCGTTTGCCGAAAGGAATGCGTTAGGTGCGCTGTTTGCGTCCGTTGCGCCGACAGTGGGGTCAAATGCAAAGATAGAACTTGCGATTTCGTCTGCCGAAATATCAGCCGCGACAATCGAGCCGACCTGATGTTTCATACCTTTATCGAAGTTATCGCCGTTACGGAAGAAGCCTTCGATTTGTTTTGCGTAGGTGATGATGTTGATAGACATACCCGCCGTTTTGACAAGTTGTGCAAGGACGACCTGTTTCAGGGCGATGGGGTTGGAATAGATTTGCGAGGAAGTGATTGCCACGCCTTCGTCGTAAATCAAGTCAACGGGAATAGTGTATTTGGTTGACTGCGGAGCGTTGTTGAAACCGCCCTCGTTCTTCTGGTTGTGGTAAGAGCCGTTGTTGGTCGCGCCGAGTTGTCTAAATCTCGGGGCATAGGGCAATACCCTCATAACGTCGATGTAAGTAACGTCCTCAACGTCTTCCGTCTTGGTGTACTTATCGACAACGCCTTTTCCGTTGATGTGTTGAATTTCGGGGAAAATATTTTCATATACTAACATTGAACTTGCGTGTTCAACGTCAAAACCGTTAACTGCCTTAAATGCCATAGTTGTATCTCCTTATAATTGAATTAGTTTTTACAAAAACTGTTTCGCATAATTGTCAAAGGTTTCGTTTGCGTACTTATCCTTTTCGATAACGCCTTGACGACTTATGTTGCCAAAGTCTTTGTTTTCGTATTTGTCTTTTAAGCCGTTAGTTTCTTCTTGCGACTTTGCGAGTTGGTCTTTAAGGTCGGTGTTTTCCTTGACAAGCGCGTCAAATTTTGCCTCAAACGCGGACAATCTTTCCATAAGTTCGTCTTTCGTTACAAGGTCTTCAATACGAACACCGTTCCCTACGGGTTCAACTTCCTGTACCTCGGGGTTTTCAGGTTTGGGTTCTTCTTTGGCAGTTTGTTCTTCCACAACCTCTTCTTTTTTGGTCTGTTCTTCTTCAACAGGCTTTTCTTCTGCGACAGGCTGTTCTTCTACCTTTTCTTCTTGTTTTTTCTGTTCCGCCTCGGGGACTTCCGTTGTTTTTTCCGTTGCTTTAATCTTCCACATAGTTTTACTCCTTTTTTATTAGATTTCTGCTTAATTTCGTCTTTGGTTTCATCGATAAATCTTCTACCAACTTGCGAACGGCGTATTGCTCTTCGGCAGTCGTCTTTTTTAGAGCCGTAAAGCATTTACACTACTTACCTTTGTGCTTTCGTGCGCTTTTATATATTATTATACGCCTTTCTCGAAAAATTATTTATTCCACGATGACATCATTGTGTCTTGCTGTTGGTCGCGCCTTGCTTTTGTTTCTTTAAGATAAGCGATTTCTCGGTCTTGCTCGTCTTTTGTCAAGGTGTTGCCGTAAGTCATCTTGACGTACAATTCTTCGCTCATATTGCCTGCACTGAAACTGTCGCCGTTTGCCTTTTGCCTTTCGATAAAAGGTGCTTGGTCTTCCGCTTTCAAGATTATTTCGACAGGACCGTGGTTGTAATAGTACATCATTTCCCTCAAAAGTTCGTTGATTTCGGGAGCATTGAGTTGAATTTGTCCTTTCAGCCACGTATCGCTCTTTGTTCTTTCGATTACAATCTCGGTAGCCGTTCTTGCGCCTGCGCCCTCGCTCAAAAATGAGGCAATCGAACTTGCGGACACGTTGAGTTTGAACGCACAGTCTTTATAGATATTCTCCATTTGCGTACGCATATCGTCGCCACGGAGCAAAAACTGAATAGGCGTAATTTTATCACTATCGCCGTTTATGCTTGCAATCTTCTGATAAAACCTTTCGCTCAACGCCCTGTCTTCATACGCGGGGTCGTCTTTGTTCCAAAACTCTTCGGGGACTAACGCTCTTGCTCTTGCAAGGTCAACTTCGTTCTTCTCAAAGTATTTCATCTGGTCGTACTGGAAGTTTTCCGTAAACAATATATCGCCGATAGGTTGTCCGAATTGCGTGTTCGGAATTTGCGGTATATCGTCCGTAAATCGGAGAAGATAGCACCCTAATGAGTTTGTGAAAGGCAAGTATTGTTCTTCGTCCAAAACAACGCTTGGGAAGTGGGACTTCACGTATTCTTTTATTTTGGGCGGGAGATTTTTCCAGTTTACGCGTGTCGCATTGTTTTTTGGACGACTTTGGACTTCGGTTTGCAGGTTTGCGGAGGCTTTGTAAATACTTGCCTTTACACAGGGTTTGTTTTCTTCGTTGAAATATCTTTCTTCGCAAATACCGTAATGGTCTTTTTCACCGCTCGGGTTTGTGTTATGCACAGCGTCAAAGAACACTTTTACGCTTATAACCTTTCCGTTGGGGTCTATATCGGCAAAGAAAGTGTCTATCCTATGCGCTGTCGCATAGAGTTCCTTGTCGCTCCTATTGAGTTTAAGCAAGGAAGTTCCGCCTGCTATGGCGAATTTATGCGCTTTTTTGATAGCCTTATAAAACTTTGTTCTCTTTGCCCATTGCGTAGCGAACTGATAGTCTGCCCCGATGCCGCTGAAATCAATGCCGTGTGCAAAAAGCATATTATTCAAGCCCGTAGCAATGCTTTGCAACATTCTTTGCGGGACAAGTCCGCTTTGCTTGTTGTGGAAGCCGTTTACCCACCCGTCATAGCACGCCAAGCACCTGTTAAGATAAATAGCATAGAAAGAGTAATAATACTCGGGGGCTAAAAGATAAAACGTGTTATTCACATAGAAATCAAAGTAATTTCCGAGCGTATTATCGTTAAAGCCCACTGTATCAATATCAATAATTTGTTGGCTCATAAGAAATCTCCTTATTTTTGTGCTTTTTTATGACTTTGGCTTATTTTCTTTCTTGTTGCTTGTCTTTGTTCTTCTTTCACTACGTTTGTTTGCAGTTCCTTAAAGAACGCGGCGAGTTTGTCGCTCGAACACACTGAAACGAGTTGCATAAACTCGTCAAAGTCTTGGCGCAAACCTTTAATTTCGCTCAAAAACTCACAAAAACAGTTAAGAATAAGCCTATTTGCTTGCGTTTGGTCGCTGATTGCGGATAAAATGTCGTCTTGTTTCATTACGTCAAGGACTTCTCTGTCGATATTGCCACCTTCGGTTTTAATGTTTTCCATATTATTCTCCTTTTTCGGTTATTGTGTCGTCGGTCAAGTAAAGTTTCATCAATGCGCTTGCGTTCCTAAAACTCTGTTTCGCTTGGATAAGTTGTTTTGTGGTTTCCGTAAGAACATTGAGGAAAGCAATTCGCACCGCCTCGTCTTCGGTTTTCCCCGAGCCTTCAAAGCCGATGTCTTTCAAAAATTCTTCTTCGGTCATCTTGGCGTGTCGAGAAAAAGTCTTTGCTATAATGAAATTCATAAGATTGTCAGCGGTTCTTTCTTCCGCTAACTGTTGTGCCCTTTTTTCGTCCATACAAATTCTCCTTATTTCTTAAAGCCTGCTAACTTTTTAATGTCGGTGTAATGCGCTTCTTGCTCGTAGTTTCTCTTTCGTATCGGGAAAGAAAGGTTATAGCAATTACTATAATACGGCACAAGCGCGTACTCTAAACTATCGCACCCGTCGTTCTTAATACTCGGGTCTAACTTGCCTTTTTTGTATCTTTGTGCCTCAATCTCTTTCACAAGCCTATGTTTATTCGGTTCACCGTTCCACATAGACGGACCCTCGTTAAGGATAGTAAGCACATTATACGCAAAAGCATTCTTTATTATGCCGAGGTTGACGTCTTTCTTCTTCATCGTAAAGCCTTTAATGTCGATATACTTCCACATTTTCTTTCTCGGCGATGTTTTTTTCAAGTGCTTTAATTGTGCAATAAACGGGCTTGCCGCGCCGTCCACGCTCAAAATAGTATGCAGTTGGTTATACGCTATCCCGTACTTATCGTCCAAAAAGCCCAAAAACTCGTCCAACAAATCGCACTGTTCTGTCGGCGCAAGGGTTTTGTTCGTTTCCGACGGGTCGTCATAGCACACTTCAAGCGTTTGCGTTGTCCCGTCATCGAGTATTGCAACAGGCGTAACGAAAAACGTGTCATTCGCGGTCGCGTGGTCTATGCCTATAATAAGAGTAACAATGTAGTGTTCATCTAACTGATAGGCTCTCTTGTAGTTCTTATCTCTTGTAAACTGCGGGAAAACAACGTCGCTCGTGCTTGCGAATATGTCGCCCAAAAACATTCGCCTAAACTCTGTGTAGTTTACTTTCTTGTAGTTCTCAATGTAGTTTCGCGTTTGTTCGTTTAACAGTTCCCATATATTATAGCAATTCGCATAAATATAACACCATTCGGGGTCTTGTTTTTTCTCATTTACAAAGTCTATAAACCAGTGTCCTATCGTTTCGCTGTTGCCTACGACAATCATTTTCGCTTCCATATCCAGTTGGCGAATAAAAGTCGCAATAGACTGCTCAACTACGTTCGCATCCTTGTTCTTCTGCGCTTCTTCAAACAGCACCAAAGACAGTTTATTCTTCGTCGAAATACCTCTCGTCCTTTGTCCGCCCTTGCTATCCGTAATCGGGTAAAAGAACGTCCCGCCTTGCTGTCCCTTATGCACCACCCTATCGTGGGACTTCGGAATGTACCAGTCGCACGACACATCGTCGCCCACATCGTAGTTCGAGTTCTTCAAAAACTTCTCAATCTCGTTGATGATACTGTCCTTAATTTCCGTCGCCGTCGCCTGCAAAACCACAATGTCCCTGTCAGGATATTTGTTTATGAACACCCACCAAATAGCCACAAGAATACTCGTCTTGCCCGAAATACGCCCCGACGACAAAACAAAATATCTGTAATTGTCATAAAAAATCTCTTTATACACATCGGGTATCAGCAAATTGTCCGCCGACAACCCGTTATTATTCAACAGTTCCTTGTCCATCTTCTACCACAAAATCTTTCGTTTCAAGCACAACCCTATTGCGCTCGTCTTCCAACTCTTCCTTTTTGCTCGCGTCAACAATGTTCACCGTTATCCCGCCTATCTGCAAGTTGTCAATGTTCGGCAACATATTCAGTCCCAAAATGCGGTCAAGTTCCTTCCGCGCCTTAATTCGCACGTCCACATCGTCCACTTCCTCAATCTTGACCGACTTAATCTTCCCGTTCTCGTCTTTCGTCGTCGTCTTCTTGTAACTCTTTATCTTGCCGTTAAGTATGTCCCGATAAAACTGTATCCGCCTCGCCGTCTCTCCGTCCGCACCGTCTATCGTCTGCAACAACTTCTCCGCCTTATCCTGCAACGCCAGCGCATCCACCTGCCTGTTCAGCAAACTCTCCTTCTCCGTGAGTTCCTTCGCCCGCCTGTTCGCCAACAACCGCTCTATAAGGTCGCTCATTACCTTGTTGTCCCGCTCCATTATCCACGCCGCTTGACTTACGTTCTTCGCCCCGTACCCACTCATCTTGTACGACTGCGCCTTCCCGTACCCCTGCCCCCTAAAATCTACGTACTTCCGCTGCTTTTCGTTCAGCCCCTCGTACGCCTTTTGCTCATCTACCGTAAAACACGCGTATCTCTTCATCCCACGCCCTCCTTTCTTCTATTATTATACGCCTTGCGCTATATTCACTATATAGGGGGGGTTAAAATGGACACCCCGCCGTTCCCTCTGATACCTTGGGGGGGGTATGGGGGCACACCCTCCACGCTCTCCCGCGCCCGTAAACGCCCCTGTATGACACGAAAAGGTGTTTGACGTAAAATCTATCTATCGCGCCCATAAAATGGCTTACAGCCGCCTTGTAGGGCTTGAAAAGGGTAACTGCGCCTTTCTTGGCTGTTTTCTGATGTCGGCGGCGGGTGGGTTTGTGTACATATACACACACGCGCGCACGCGTAAGGGCTTCGGGCTCGGCTCCTGTTTAGAAAACAAAACAAAGTCGGCTCGGCTCCTGTTTAGAAAACAAAACAAAGTCGGCTCGGATACTCTGACAAGTTTAGAAAACAAAACAACGATCAGGCTGTAAACGGTCAACGGGTTTTCTCGGTCGTTATCTGAAAAGCGGCAAACGGTCGCGGGCTGTCCTACACACGCGCGCGCGTTGGCTCCGTTCTTTCTCTTTCGGTCTTTTCTTATCCGAAAAAACTCTTTTTTCTTTTTCATTCTTTCTTTATATATTTCTTTCTTCTTTTTCTTTTTTCTGTAAAAGCATAATTCTTTTCTTTCTTTCTCTTTCTTAAAAAAAGCAAGTACTAGTAATATACTTATAGTTATTACTCAAAGTAAGTGCTTCTAATAATAAAATAATAATAAAAATAAATAGATAAAAGATAGAAGATAATAGATAGTGTAGTATATAACGAGGATGGGGAAAAAATGGCGCAAAAAAAGGGCTTTTTATCGCCCTTTATTTTTATATAGATTTTAAGTTAAAAACGGGATAGCGTCCAGATGGCAAACGCAAGGCTTATAACCAGAATAAACGCCGTTATCGATAGGGATATGACCCACGCGCGCCCGTCGCGTTCTGGCGGCTTGTTTTGTGCCTCGGCTCGGCGTTCCTTGTCGCGGTGCTTCTCTTTCTCAAAGTCCAAACGCTCCCGCGCAAGTTTCAATTTCTCCCGTTCTATCTCGGTTTTTTCGTCGGGCTTTTTATCTCCTAACGCCTCCCGCAACTCGTCAATGTCTATTCTCATATAATGCCGTTCTCCTTAAACTCTCGTATAAGTCCGTAACGCTTGCCCAACCTCTCGAACACGTCCGCCCATTCGGCAAGGTCGCCGTTGTTATTTTTGCCGCAAAATCGGCGCATTCTTTGCCCGCGTGTGCGGTGATTTTTTCTTTTAATTCGTTGTATTGATACATCATTTTTTACTCCTTCGACGGTTGCCCGCCTTGTTTTGTTGCCTTAATCTTATCACGGTGTCAACATTTTGTCAATAACTTTTTTGATATACCGCCATATCAATTTTTATATACCCATCACATATCAATTTCGATATATCACCATATCAAAAAGGATATATCCCGTCGGCTCATTTTTTTCCTATTAAGGCACCTCGTTTGCATTTTTCCAAAAACAAAACCCCCGCCCAACGATTTTTTCTATCGTATTAAGGGGGGGGTGTCTTTTTTTTAACCCTGCTATTTCCCTATTAAGGGGGGGCTACTTGTATTCTTCTGCGACTGCCTGCGCCTTTTCCTTGACCGTCCTAAAATGTTTGATGACCGTGTTGTTACTGCACCCGATTATTGCGCCGATGGCTTTGCTGTCATAGCCCTGTAATTTAAGGTCTATTATTTGCCGTTCTACGGGCTCACAACGCCCTTTTATCTTGTTGATGATAATAATGCTCTCGTCTATCATTTCCGCGTCTTTTAAGGCGGGTGCAAGGTCAAGGGGGGCTTGCCGATTGCTTGTCTTGATTTCTTTGTTGTGCAGTCTTTTAATGTAGAAGTACACGCTCTTATAAGCATAAGTCGTCCACTTTGCGTGCTTGCTCTCGTCGTACCTTTCTAAACAAGTACACATATATAAGATTGCACTTTGCCTCAAATCTTCGTCGCTCGACAGCCCTTGATTTTTAAGCGCAGTGTTCACAACCCATAAACTATTCTCAATAGTTTCGCGCTGCTCGTCCGATAACATACTCACCTCTTAAAATGGCGTTTCTACTTCATCTTCTTTCTTCGAGGGAACAAAGTTCCAACCTCTGATCGTGATTGCCCAAACTGTTCATCGAGCCGTATATTTCTATGGGGCTTCCTTTCTTGAAATACTTTGCGATTGACTTTGCCTTGTCGTCCCACGCAACACATACGAAAAAGTCCGTCTTGTCTTTGCCGTCTTGTATCGCTACGCTAAATCTCGCGTTTACCGCACCGCTTACCGTTTCCGATAAGTCCACGTCTCTTGTCAATCTTCCTGATATTGATATGTTGTTCATTTTCTATTCTCCTTTACTTGTTTTGTCAACCAAATGCTCCGTCCGACCATTACTCCGCCGCACGCCATAAACATCAACGATATGCAAATGTATATCGCCTGCACCGCAATCTGGAAATGCTTCCAACACACCCCGACACATATGGCTGTGGTGGAC